CTTCTTTTGGTTGTTAATTCCGCGTGTCGTTTTATCGCTTAATTTAAGCGCGTATATTATCATTTTGCTGAAACGTTGTATTTTGTCCATTTTTTAAGCGCGTAGTTTTTTATTGTTTTTTGCATCCGTCGGCGTGTTGTGTTCAGGGCATGGTGGTGTGTAAGTATCGACCAAGGAACGGAAAGGATGGTGGTTGATATGTATTTTCATCACGACACTCTTGCTAGGATGACTAATATGGTCAAGACGTGTATTACTGATTATCTTCATGAGGATGTTGCTGAGTATGATGTGCAGCGTATTGTGAGTATTTTGTGGCATCGTTGGTATTATGTTGATGGTATTAAGGGTTATCGTGCTATTTTCAAGGATACTATCGAGTCTCATGAGCGGTGACCAGATTGCAACACGCCGAGATTGTAATATTCTTGGCGTGTTGTATACTTAAGTTATTGGCAACAATCAATAAAAGGATGGATTATTATGGCTGGTATCTCTGTTCGTTTTGATACTAAGGTGTATGACGGTAGTGAGGTTATTACCTTGTATTATCGTGCTAATGGTGTTTTCGGTTGCAAGTTTTTCACTGAAACGTATAACCCTCGTACTAATGAGGTTCGTTCGGCCATGTCGAATATGATGCGGTTCGTTTATTGCCTTATGGGGCGTGTTGCTGAGAATACCGAACGTTTCTATCGCAAGCACTGAGGTGGTTGGATAATGGGTTTCGTACCAATGACGTGGGATGCGGCCATGTGTACCGCCTACTACGAGCAGGGCTACCGTGCCGGTTTGACGCTCCCCGCTCACGCTATCCGCCCATTGGAGGATGCGGCGTGCGCTCAAGGCTATTGCGATTGTTTCCGTGAGGGTTACGCCCAGGGTGTGGTGGAGCGTGAGCAGCGTCCGACCGATTTGCATATCGCGGATGCGATAGTAAGGGGTGAAATTGACAGAGCCTAGTAGTATCATGGAACTTTGCGCACAACTGTTTGCCCAGTGGACTGAGCAGGGCGCGATGATTGCCGCTACGCAAGGATATGAGCGTGGTGTGTTGGACGCCGCCGAGGGTAAGCCCGAACGCGAAACGCTCCCTTATGATATTCATAGGATGTATGAGGATGATTATGAACGTGGATACCGTGAGGGGTATAATCATGGAAATGAACAACCGCAGTTTTGATGATATTGTAGATGATTATAGTGCTACATGGTTCAGGGCTAGAATTGTAGATATTGAAAACCCGTACTCGCTATGTACAGAGTGGTGTAAGACTGGTGATTCCATTAGTGCTCTTAATTCATTGATAGATGATATAAATCGGTCTGACACAACACTTTGCGCATGGCTGCAGAGCATGAAGGTTCACGTTACTAAAGGGGTTGAGTATGGAATTATCGAGGAAGCAAGAGAAGACCGATAGTCGCACGAATTGGTTTGATGATGGCGTGCTGGATGATGACCGTGTGCGGCGTGTCATTCGTGGCCGTCGGCGTAATCTGCACTTGCGGGAATATAATCGTGGCGAGGGCGATTGGGAAACGCTCTGCCGCACTATAGCGCTACTCAAGGACTTTTATAAGCCTCAAGGTGAGCAAGTGGCGTTTGCCGATAGTATCGAACATGCGGCAAACGTTTGCCTATCATTATCCCCGCGTACGTCCCGGATCGGCGCGTTGGCGCGAATCCAGAATATTGAAATGTTGGGCGGCGTCATCTATGCCCCGGCTATGGTGGCGTGGTGTGCGGTCTGCCATGTCAAGGGCGCGACCTGTTATGAGATGTGCAAAATCTGGGACGGCAACGAATTCGCTCAGACTATCATCAAAATAGCGTGTCGTTGTTTTGACAATCTGACCGACTCGCGGTATACTGATGAAGACGTGGCTAGAATGTCACAACAGCAGCAACATTAAGCAAAGGTGGTATGATTATGGCATACATCAAGCGAGCAAAGCACTATAGTATTGTGCGCGGCGTCACGCGCGGCAAAAACGGTGAACTCGTTGACGTCGAGGTGGTCGTGGACGGATCGTGCCGCACACCTGACATGGCTATGAAGAAGGCCCGCAAGATTAACAAGGACATGCTGCCCATGTCCGCCGAGTATCATGCGCAGGCGACGCGCATGGATGAGGCAATCTATTGGGCTAACTGTGAGTTTGGGGATGATACCATTATCGACTATCCGGGGCCGGTGAACGGCAACGTGGTTGAGGATGATATCATCTCCGAGGAAAATAATTAATAATCCCTATAAGGAAAGGCAACATAATGGCTGACAACGAACTGACCGTGACGAACGGTAACAATTTTGCTGCGAACGGTGCTAACGCAGTCTCCCACTTTTTCGACACCACCACCGTGGACGGTAAGATGGCGCTTTATAACGCCATGCAGACCTCCGACAAGGTTGACGAACATCTGAACGAACCGTTGCATGTGACCAACGTGCTGGCGCAGGCCATCGAGGTCGCCAATCAGGAAACCGGTGAAATCAACTCTTCCACCCGCGTGGTCATCCACGCGGAGGAAGGTGACTTTGCCGCCGCGTCCCCCACGTTGGCGCACGCTTTTGGCAATCTGTTCGCCATTTTCGGCACGCCGGACACGTGGGCTTCGCCGCTGGCTCTCAAGGTGGTGGAAAAGAAGAGCCGCCGCGGCTATAAGTTCTTCGACCTTGAATTGGTGTCGGAAAACAAGCGCAAGTAGCGCGATTGTCCACACCATATGATAGCATGGTAATGTCCCTATAGGGATGTTGCCGCCAGACTCACCCCCCGTCGTTTCCATCCTTGCGGCGGGGGGTGTTTCACACTCACGAGGAGGGGTCGTGGCAAAACGCAAAACCAACCGGCGCGCCAACAATCTGAAACGCAACGCCGCAATCAGGTCAGCGCAGGTACGCCAGGAACGAGCGGTAAGGGATTACAGTACCGGACGCCTCCCCAAGCAAATCACCGAGACGTTTCTAGGCAAACTCAGCGCCCAACAGCTTGAGCAGGTCGCACGACGTATCGGGCAGGAATTTGGGGAACAACAGCAAGCCTTACGCGCGCGGGATAACGAACCGTATCAGGTCGTGCCCGACGTGCATATTACGAAACTCGACCGCGAAATGGCGGCGCGTCCGCTGATATCCGACGCTGAGATCGCCGCCGCTCCGTCGAAACGTCGGAAGACGTTACGGCAGCAGCAGCGCCGACGGGTTGAGGCGCGGCGGAAAATCAAACGCGCCCAGCAATTCGAGGCGTTGGGCATGGCCCGCTATACCGTGGGCGAAGTACGCGAAATGGAACGCGCGGGCGAATCACCGTTCGACGTGCTGGGCACGCATACGGTCGGCGGATCGGCGCGCGATGAACTGACCCGCAACCGTGCTAACGTGTTCGGTACGGAGCGTGGCATAAGCCACGCGCGCGCGATGATACGCGGCGGGGATCGTAGGAAACTTGAACGGGGAATGTTGGAATACGCCGGGCTCATAGGACGCGCGCCATTACGTGCGGGAAACAAGAGGATTCCTCAGAGTGAGGGCGTTTCGGATTTTGATAGAGCCGAACAACAGCTGGAAGCGTTCGACTCTAGCGTGGCTCAAAAATTCGCGTCTCTATCGAACCGCCAAAAACGATGGCTAATGAACAACACGAATTTTAGCACCGTGGTACGCGAGGCGACATGGTATAATGATAAGACGCATAAATGGGAGACCAAAGCGGACGCGGGCGACGTGGATACACGACTCGATGAATGGATGACAAGCGCACTACGGCACTAAAAGGATGGAATCATGCGAGAGCGTCGAACGGCGGCAACAGACGGCGCAACACTATTGACGGATGACGGCATGGAACCATTGACCGCCCATGCCGTCATCCGCCTCACCATGCTCGATCATCATACGCGCGTATGGTGCGCCCACGGATGGCAGGATATCAAGCCCATAGCCGTCGAACTACTGAAACGCCTCCCCTTGCAATCGAACCCCAGCAAGGATGGCGTGTGGGGGACGTTCAATATTCGCGGCCACTTCTACAGTTTTCGTGTGCGCATGGGCGGCATCACCGTGGACTTTCTGGACGTGCGCAACATCACGCGCGATGATGGGTTGAATGTTTCACGTGAAACGTTCGGGGGCGTGGATGACTTGGAAACCACGTGGAACATCGCGCAGGAATGCGACGCGTTGAACCTTAAGGGTACTACCATAGCCTCAATGGCGATGGCCGATTATATCGATGGGGATTATGCTGGATTCAAACGCCATTTTCCACCATTGGATAAGGATGATTATCACCGGATGCGCCCGGCATACTATGGGGCGATAGTGTACAGCAAGGAAGGGGAATATGTGGACGCCACCAGTTGGGATGTCAATAGCTTGTACCCAGCTATCATGCGAGACATGCCCATGCCAACGGGAATGCCGGAATGGTACGACGGAAAGTATCGATATGATGCCGATTATCCACTTCACATCGATGTTATCGCTTTCGACGCAAGGTTAAGACCCGGCAAAACGGCCACGCTCACCAACATCCTGCCCGTATGGGGGTGTGAGGGTGAACGCTTGGACAGTACGCTCGGCGTCATCACCATGCCGGTCACGGACGTGGACTGGGAAACGCTCACGGAAAACTATGACGTGCATGTATGGGAGCATGTGGGCGGCTGGAAATTCCGCGAATCACATGGGCTTTATTGCAACTATGTGGACAAGTGGTTCCACGTGAAACAGATCGCGACCGGAGAACGACGGCAGATGGCGAAACTACTGTTGAACTCACTGGTGGGAAAGTTCGGGGCCTCGCTCTACCGTCCCATGCTGCATCCAAGGCCCTCCGTTGACGGCGGCGTGGATTTTACCGTGGACAAGCCCGAGTCATCCAACAGTCTGGCATGGTTGCCGACCGCCGCCTATGTCAACGCCTACGGTCGGCAGGTATTATCCCGTGCGATGAACGCGAACGCCGACCGAGTTCTCTACGCTGACACCGATGGCATGATATTGGCGGGGCTGGACGCGCCCGCGGACATTGAAACGGATGACCGGAAACTAGGCGCGTGGAAAAACGACCACACCTATGAAAAGCTGCGTATTCTCGGCAATCGCAAATACTGCGGCGTGGAAACGGATGGCGCTACGGTTATGCGGTTGAGTGGCGTGCATCGAGCCGCGCCCATACCCTACGACGAATTCCTACCGGGGTCGCGCCATCGCAATGATGATGGCCATACTTTCGTGCTATAATAGCCGGTAGCGGGGTGTGCGTCCCAAGTCGATTCGATGGCCCGACCGGTAGGCAATCGGTAAGGCGATTCGGTCGGATGTAGACGTGCGTAGCCAACGCCCATTGACGGCGAGGGAACCCGCACAGCCTAGCAATCCGGCATGGCAGCGTGATTGCTGCCATGCCACTTACCTTAAGGGGTGAACATGGACGACACCGAAAACACCGAACCGGACACCACGCCCGACACCGAACCGGACGCGCCCGCCGACGACACTACGCCGAACCCGGAACCCGAGGCGCAGGACGATGACGAACCCGAGGACGCCGGCGGCGACAAGGACGCCGACATGGCCGACCGGTTGAGCGCCTTGGAGGCGACCGTGGCCGAACTATCCAAAACCATCGAGGCGATGCGCGACGCGGCAGCCGACCACGTGCTGAACGACGGCCCGGACGGCGACGCGGATTCGGACGCCACGGAAATGACCGACGATGACTATAACGGCACCTATGGCACGTTCGATGACCTCTACGAAGACTAACGATCAGAAAGGAACAACTATCATGCCGACTACCCCCGTGGTGACGCCCAGGCAGCAGCTTAGGCCGCTCACTGAATTCAACAACGCCCAGATTCTTAACATGATTAGGAACGAGGCGTCCCCTGAGTACCAGCGGCGTATGCCGTCCGCTACCCAGATGAACATGGATAGGCAGATGGCTACGCTTATGTCGAGTACTCAGCTGAAGAACGAGTTTTACTCGGCGTTGGTGAACCGTATCGGCGGCACGTATGTCAACACGTGGCGTTGGAATAATCCGCTTGGCGTGTTCCAGCGCGCCTCGCAGGCGTTTGGTGACACGTGGCAGGAAATCGCAGTGGGCATGCCGCTTGCGCAGGTCTATGACCCTGACGCGGAATACTTGGGCGCGGATAACTTCCGCAAGTGGAAGATCGACGTGGATAGCCTCTATCATCGGCTGGACTTCGCCCACTGGTATCCGGCGACCACGGATGACAAGACCTTGCAGCGCGCGTTTACGTCCGAGAATGGTCTGGCCTCGCTGACTTCGCAGATTCTCACGTCTTGCTATAATGCGGCTGAGGTTGACCTTTTCGAGGCCATGTGTCATCAATTCGTGGAGTACGCGAAGCTGGGCGGGTATTGGCGTGTTCACATGGAACATGATTTGAACAACATGGGCAGTTCGGAGACGGACGCCCGCGATATGCTGCGCCAGATTCGCGCATGGGCCGACACGCTGAAGTTTGTCAGCACCCGGTATAATGCGCGGCATATGCCGACGTTTGCGCGCTCCGACGAACTGGTGCTGTTCTGTTCCCCCGAGGTGAAGAGCGCTCTGGATGTGCAGGGTCTTGCTACCGTGTTCCAGCGTACGGACGCCGAGCCGACCATCGACCGGATTATCGTCATCCCGCAAGACCGGTTCGGCATGGACGGTGTGCAGGCCATCCTGACCACCGACAAATTCCTGGTTGATATCCCGGTCATCAATGAGATGACGCAGCAGACCAACCCGGTTAACATTAACTCGGTTAACCATTACCTGCATGTGCAGCACATTATCAGCGTGTCCGGCTTCGCCCCGGCAGTGATGTTCTGGACTGGTGCCGGATCCACCGCCAAGGTGGTGGCGCCGACCGGTACGCAGGCCCAGAAGCCGGCGTTCCAGCTTAAGCTTGCCATGTACGGTGGCGGCACGTCCACCCCGAGCAATGTGGCGCGTGGCGGCGCGGTGCAGGTCACCGCCGATACGGCCATCACCAACGATGGCACGGCTACGTTCCGGTCGGATGCGGTTGAGTACCGCATTGGCGATACCGCCAAGCCGAAGAGCGATTACACCTACATCTCGCCTACCGGCGTGCTGGTGGTGGGTCTGGATGAACCGAACACCACTATCCCGGTCACGGCAACCGCGCTGTACACGGATCCGAAGACCCCCGAGGTGCCGGGCACCGTGTCCGCGGCGCTCGACGTGCCGGTGACCGGTGATGGCGTCATCGGGTTTAATCCGTCGATTATCGCGTCGATTGCCGTCAACGTCTCGAATGTGACCACGGGTCATACGACGCAGGCGACCGCGACGGCGACCATGATTGACGGACGTACCGCCGACGTGACCGCGCAGGCCGCATGGACGTCCGGCACCCCCGCCAACGCCACCGTGTCCGAATCGGGCGTGGTCACCGGTGTTAAGTCGGGTAGCTCTGATATTACCGCCACGCTGTTCGGCGTGTCCGGTAAGAAGAGTGTGACCGTATCCTAGTGGTATAATGGGAGGGTAGCCGGTTGGCTACTCCCTCTCACGGTGTGATGCAAGTCAAGGCCCGGAGCGCAAACCACGTGAGCGCTCCGGGCCTTGACCATACCGGAGGCTAAACGATGATTGATGATGCGAATCTTTACGTGGAATCCAATTTTTCATGGGCGGAATGGACGCCCAACACCACACTGAAACTCTGCCGCGTACCGTGGGATGCTTCATATCGGGATGTGGTTCGGTTTGTTTCACGTGAAACACAACGACAATGGTTCGATAATCTGGATGGCGTGGAATGCCGTCCGGCCACCATGCACATTTTCGGCGCTCCCGTGCGTATCGACATGCCATTCAACCAGGCATCGAACTATAATTATCTTGTCGCCGTCAACGATTACCCCGAGCTGGAATCGCCACGCGCATGGTATTACTTCATCGAATCCGCGGAATACATTAACGCCCACACCACACAGCTCACGCTTATGCTGGACGTATGGCAGAGTTTCCAATTCGACGTGAGTTTCGGCAGTTGCTACGTGACGCGCGGGCACATCGGCGTAGCCAACGAACACCAGTGGGATGATTACGGGCGCACCACGCTCGCACTCCCGGAGGGGCTGGACACGGGCGCGGAAACCGTCATCACCTCACAGTCGTATACGGCGCTTATGTCCAGTAAGCCCGTGCAACCCGGTTTCAATTCACCGACCTTGGATTATGGCGTCATTGTCGTGGCCACGACCGACCTTGTGGCGTCGGGCGGCAGCGCTGAAAAACCGTCATTGAAAACCGCGCAAGGCTCCCAATTCGAGAATCAATCCAATGGGGCGGGAATCTATTATTTTGATACCGCCGATGATTTTACGCGCATCATGCAGGCGGGCAGCTCATTCCCGTGGGTTACTCAGGGCATTACGGCGATTTACGCCATTCCTAAAATCAGCGCCGACTATATTGCCGACGCGGGCCGTGAGGTAACGCAATTCTTCGGGGCCGGCGCGGCCGGTGTGATTAAAGGCCACGTATACACGTTCCTATGGGAGGCTAAGAGCGGTAACCGGTATGATGATATTGTTTCCGTCAAGAATTTTCGCGATAATTTTAACATTCCGAGCCGGTATCGCAATCTGAAAAAACTGCGATGCTACCCGTATAGCGTCGTGGAATGCTCATGCCTGAACGGCTCAAACGTCATCTATCGGCCCGAGGATATCCAGTCCAATGACCTGACTATCCGCGAGACGTGGAACTATGCGCCCCCGTCACCTCGTTTGAACTTCTACCCGGTGGACTATAATGCGGGCGGCGCAGCTACGGTCGGCTCCCCGTCCGGGAATGGTACCGGGTTGCCGATCGATGGCGGGGAAATGTTGAATGTCAGCTTCGGGATTACGAACTTCCCGCAGTTCATGGTGGTCAACAATGGGGCCGTGCTTGCTATGGCGAACGGCGCGTACACTCGCGCTTACGCGGAACAGTCAGCCGGTTGGGCGCAGCAAAAAGCGACCATGAGCGCGGCCAACACGTTATCTCAGGCTGGTACGGCGATTCGTACCCAACAACAGATGACACAGCTTGGCGTAACCAACCGTAACGCGTTGAACGCCATCGCAGCCAACTCGCTCAATCAGTCGCTGGCTATCGGGCAGGCGAACACCAACGCCATGACCGATTTGAACGTGTCCCAGAATAACGCGCAATCGGCGTGGGGCTTGATATCCAATGCCGGGAATGCGCTTATGTCGGGGAACGTGGCCGGGCTGATTGGCGGTACTGTCGGCGGCATCGTACAGAACGGCATCGCCAACAGTGGACTGTATGCCAGTCGTGATATCGCCAACGATACGGCAGCCGCGAACACGGCCAACAGTGTGGCGACCAATGCGGCGCAAACCTCTCAGGCGAACTCGTACGCGCAACGCGCCCAGCAGATTCAGGGCACGTCCAGCGCCCTCATGGCCGGGCAGAACTATCGACTGGCCACGCGCTTTGCCGAGGGTGATTATGAAAACGCGATTGCCGGAATCAATGCGCAAGTGCAGCAAATGCAGATGACACCGCCGACCACAAGCGGCGCGGCGGGCGGCGATTCGTTCAACCTCGCCAACGGCATCATGGGCGTTCTGATACGGTTTCGCACGTGCGCCCCCGGCGCGCTGCGTTCGGTGGGCGAGTTCATGCTGCGATTCGGGTATTTTGTCCAGCGGTTCATCACCCCGCCCGCAAGTCTGCAATGTATGGAAAAGTTCACGTACTGGCAGATGCAGGAATGCTACATTAGGGGCACGTTGCCCGAGCAGGCGCGATTGACCATTAAGGGCATGTTCGAGCGTGGCGTGACCGTGTGGGCTAAGCCGGAGTATATCGGCGTGACCGATTGGGCGGACAATGATCCGCTGCCGGGCGTTGGCTACGAGTGATACAATGGTGATATGAGTAGGTCTAAGAGGAATCGGGTTGGCGGCGCATTGCACCCGCGTGGCAATTATGCCAAGGCGCGCGCCGCCAGTCTTGACGGGATGTATTATCATCTGTTGTCGGAGTTGGCGCTGAACCGTTTCAGCTGGCGCGGATTGCCGCCGACCGTGGACGAGCGATGGCTTGAAATGTGTTTGTGTGAATACGGTTGCGCGTTGTTTTTCGAGGACAGGCGTATAGGCCGGTTCCTCGTAACTCAGGCCGGGTATCAGGGCCGTTTGAACGTGTATAACAATCCCACCATGTTTGAGCCGGTGGGCGTCAACTACCATTACAAGCAGCTCAAGGCAGGCAGGGAGTGCATCCCTATTTGGGATAATCGTATGCGCATGAGTTTCAAGGACATTCTATGGCAGTACGCGCGACGCCTAGCCGATATCGATAAAGCCTATGACGTGAATCTGGAGAGCCTGAAACTGCCGACCATTATCACCGCCGACCCGCGTACCAAGCTCACGGTACAGAACATGCTGCAGCAGCGGCAGGATGGACAAGACTACATCATCGGCTACGATTCGCTGGATCCGGGTAGCATGTTCCAACCGTGGCCCAACACCACGCCCTACCTCTTGGATAAATTTATTCAACAGAAGGCGCAGGTGACTAATGAGGTGCTGGGGTACTTGGGTATCCAGTCCAGTGGTACGGAGAAAAAGGAGCGGCTTATATCGGATGAGGTGGCGCAAGCCAACGAAAAGGTTGACGTGTTCCGGTTGAGTTTCCTGAAGGCGCGGCAGGCGGCGGCAACGGAAATCAACCGGTTGTGGCCGCAACTGAACGTCTGGGTTGAGTATGCGGACGCGCAATCGAGCGGCGTACCCAACGCGCTGGATCCAAGCGCCTCGGGTACGACGGATATTGACATGCCCGCCTCATATGACGCGGGTATCGGAGGTGTATTGTAATGCAGGACTTTACCGCCTACGCGATGGCCACGCCCGGAGAGTACACCGAAACGTTGGGCAATCTCATTGCGTTCGGATATGATACGGACGCCAAGCTGCATTTATCCGCCGGCTATTATCCGATTTATGACGAGTCCCATCGCGCCGAGTTGAACGAGAAGATTGTCCGCCATTACGCATTGCGGGAAATCGGGCAGGAAACCGCGCAACAGTTCATTTTCTATTTGGGGATGACGATGGCGGAAATCATGCCCTATTTTAACGAGCGCTACCGCACGCTGGACATGGAATATGATCCGTTGGATTCCATGGACATGACCACGGATAGTGAGAGCGGCAGCGAATCCCAGTCCTCGGGCAAGGCGTCCAGCACGCAGGATTCGACCAGCAGCAGCACCAGCAAGTCGGATAATAGCAGCACCACCACGTCCAAGAGTTTCGATAGTGACGTGCCGCAAACCGGCGTCGTGGGCGACTTCGCACGCTACGCCTCCCATGCGAACGAATCGCAGGCGGACAGTTCAGGCACCGCATCCAGTTCGCAGGACTCGACCAGTCACACCACCGCGCAAAGCGCCACCGATTATCAGCATGATTCGAGCAATGCCAAGGGCAGGAGCCATGTGACCGGGCGCAGCCAGAGCGCCATGAGCCTGATTCAAGAGTACCGGCAGGCGATTATCAATGTGGACATGGAGGTTGTGCGGAGTCTCGAACCGTGCTTCATGCAGGTGTGGGGGTCTTATGATACAATCTTCAGTAACTGCCATAATTATGGAGAATGGGAGTAATCATGGTTGCCATTAACGCACTGGTTCCACGGCAACGCTTGTTCGACGGGATACCCACGTCCGTTCCGTTCACCTATCGGGATGGACTGACCACGTTACAGCTGATTGAATGCCTACGCCACAATCTTGATATTCTCCAATGCGATTTACGCAAGCTGGAGGATACCACCACCGACCTAACGGCATCCGTGGATAAGGCACTTGCGGATACCGTGGCGCAGATTAACGAGGACATGGCCGGCTTGCGCGCGGAAATGCTCGCCCTGATTCATGAGATGGAGCAGCAGGGCGTGGCCACCTCCCCGGTCTACGGCACCGTGCAGCCGCTCGGGCAGGTGCTGGGCGGCATTTATGATAATTCGCGTGACCACGGATTGTTCTGGGGTGACTATGATGACATGGGGTTGACCGCTCAGGAATACGACGGCCTTACCCTCGGCGCACGCGAATACGATTTACGCGCCACCGCCGTGGATAATTGCGTGCCGGGCGATTTTCCGGGACGCTCCCAATTCCCCTACGGGAAGAGCATGCCCGAAAACCCGCCCGCCGACATGGCGTTTATCACGCAATCCGAAGCGGATGCACGCTATGTGGAACGTAACCCGTCCGTGTCGAATTTTGAGCATGGCGGGGTGTGAGTGTGACCGCCACCAACCATACCGAACGCTACGGGCTAAGCCAGTATACGGACGACGACCACCCCACGTATACCGGCGATTACAATGGCGACATGTCCAAGATTGATGCGGCGATTTACGCGGCATCCCAGTCGGGCGGATTAACGGCGGTCGAACATGACGCCACGCTTACCGGCGACGGCACAAGCGGAGCGCCATTGGGTATGGTGGCCGGTACGGCAGTCAAACCGGTGGACAATAAGTGGAATGAAATAGATTTCAATGATTATTACACCAACGGAATCTATACGTTCAACGGTGAGTCAACAAACGGCCCTAGTGCATCCTGGACTAGTGGTTCCCTTATAGTCCTGAGATCTTACCGAACTGTAATACAGATTTATTCCGCTAACCAGTACGAACCAAACACCAAAATGGCCGTGCGGTACGCCACTACCGCTACAGGGGCTGACCCGACCGCAGAGGATTGGAGCGCATGGGCTGATATAGCCTACAAGAACGATATACCCGACGTTTCCGAGCTGACTTCCCATATCGCCGCACTGGAATCTCAGGTGGCGGCGCTCACCGCCGCCGCAACCCCGAGCGCCACGGGTCTTACCGCCGAACAATTGGACACGCAATATTCGGATGATTATAATATTGTTCGGGTAGGGACGCCTACCCGTAACACTGAAACGGAGGAATCCTCACAATGAGTACCACACAACACACTTCACACTACAATCTGCCGACGTTCGGGGATAATCCGAACGACCGCCCGTCGTGGCGTGGTGATTTCACCGACGCCATGACCAAGATTGATAATCAGATGTACGCCAACGCCACCAACATCACCACGGCTACGGCGGCGGCGAACAACGCCAAAACGGCGGCGGACGCAGCGAAGGAATCGGCCGACAGCGCTGCGGAGCTTGCGCAGACCAACAAGGCCGATATTACCGAGTTGGATGGCTATTTTAGTAAGCTCGGCGTCACGTCGGCGCAGACCGCGCAGAACCTTATGGACACCATCAACGGTAAGGCGGAAGACACGGCCCTGACTGCATTGCAGGGTACGGTATCCTCTCTGTCCGGCAGGGTTGACGGTAAGGCCGATTCTTCTAACGTCTATTCCAAGGCGCAGGCTGACGCTACGTTCACCAAGCAGGGCGGATATGCGGGCACCGCGCAGACCATTTACAACAAGGCATCGCAGGCGGCGACCGACCTGCAAAGCCTCAAGACCTCGGGGCAGGCGGCCACCCTTGTTGATTCCGGCGAGGTCAACCACAAGGGGCTCAAGATTCAGTGGACTGCCTACTACAGCCACGTTACCCGACTCATGACCATCCGCGTCAACGCCTCCGGTGCGATCACGGGCGGTATCAACAGGGACGAAGTCGAGCTGGGAACGCTTGACGCGCAATATAGGCCGACGGTTGACATGCGTACCGTCGTCGACGTGGTCAACGAGGGGCCGACGTTCCTGATCGTCAAGGCCGACACGGGCAAGGTCAGGGTTGATTTCAATATCAATTCTTCCACGTCCCCGTTCTACGTCGACCTTATTGGCATCGTGCCGTATTTTGTTGTCGGCTGACAACGGGTCGATGCATCATACCCCGCTCGGTACTCCGGGTGGGGTATACTGATATCATGGTAGATGTGCAAGCATGGTTGGAACGCACCCAGAACCAGTATTGGGACATGGACGGCAGTTATGGCGCCCAATGCTGGGACTTATGGGCGAAATACTGCATGGATAATTACAATCTCAGCCTAGGGGATTGCATCACTCCGACAGGCTATGCGGAGGGCAATTACACCATGTTCCCCACCACGGCGGCAGTGGGGCGCGTGTTTGAGAGAAAGGACGCCGATTATACGCCCGGCATGGGAGACGTGGTGTTTTGGACGTTCGGCAGTCGGATCTACACCGGCAGTCACGTGGCTATCGTATGGGGTGGTATCCAGGGCGACAACATTGATGTACTGACCCAAAACCCGACACCTGCCGTTCACCAATTGCTGCCGCTTATGAAAGGTTCGCAGCTACTCGGCTATCTGCACCCCACGGCATTGCCGGAACCGCCGGGATCCGGCGATAATCCGACCGGCGGCAATAATCCGGGCGTGAGCGTGGACGGTGATGTCTCCGCGTGGATCCAATTGCAGGGCGATAACCTCATTTATCACAGTGGTTCGGGCACGACTTCATCGCAAGCCATTTTCTACAAGTCGAGCGCACAAACGTGGGTGTATCGTGGCGGCACGGGTCAGCCGGACGCCGACCAGGGGCAGGGCACGCCAAGCGTGGGCGACGGGGAAAGCTCTTACGCGCTCTATGTCATCGGCACCGTGGAATCATCGTTACGTTGGGATGCGGTCGAGCCTAATCATCAGGGTATCGGCATCGCGCAATGGTCGTTCGGCAGGCGCTTGCAGGTATTGAACGCTATGAAGGCGGTAGACGCCGCTGGGTATGAGGCGTTTGCCGCCGCCGCGCCATCCATCGCCGCGCTTATGGAATCAGGCGGCACGTTCGACCGCGCGATGACCGGTAGCGAGGTTGCCGCGTTTCAGACGTGGGCGCGACGCACGGAATCACGGCAGGGGCAGCGCAACCGGTTCGCCGAAGATTACGAGGGCTACCCGCAGACGTATGATGATGCGAAAATGCAGATATTATGGACGTGCGCCTATCACCAAAGCCCGGCGGGCGCGATGAACGTACCGCACGCTTCATCGCTTACCCAACTGTATGACAATATCCTCAACACATCGCCGTTCGGGCCATACGGGACACGCTACAATACCGCCTATTCACTGTTGAATGTGTGGGATGGCACCAGCGCGCCACCGAACTTCTGACACCACGGCAAACCGGTGGATATCTACCGGCTTGTCGTTGTTGTATGGTATGATGGATAGTATGGAGAGGCTGTTAAGCGAAGGCGATTACTACGATTACGGGCGCGTGTTGTCCTATCATGCGCCTTGGATGTTCGTCATCGGCGCGCGCGGCCTCGGTAAGACCTATGGCGCTAAAAAACTGGTCATCGGTGACTGGATTAAAAAACGCTGGCAATTCATCTACCTACGACGGACGGCAGAGGAACAGAAAAACAAGGGCACGTGGTTCGCGGATATTGCCGAACAGTACCCCGACTTAGAGTTTAGAGTATCAGGCAATCAAGCCGAGTGCCATTGGCTGGATGACAGGGACGCCACCACCGACAAGCACGGCAAGACACGCCCCACATGGCATATCATGGGGTATTTTATCGCCCTATCACAGGCGGGACAGGTCAAGTCGGTGGCCTACCCCAAGGTACGGACGATGATTTTTGATGAAATCTTCCCCGACAATATGCGCTACCTTGGGGGCGAGGTCACGGCGCTTGAGGAATTCTATAACACGGTTGACCGCTGGAACGACCGCGTGAGGGTTATCATGTGCAGCAATGCAGTGACGTTGGCTAACCCGTATTTTTCGGCGTTCAATATCAATCTGAAACCGCAATTGGATAATCATACGCAATATCAACGGTATTGCGACGGGTTTATCATGGTGGAATTGGCTGATTATGGTGGGTTTAGCGCCAAAGTCGCCACGTCGAAATTCGGCCAATTTTTGCGCAAATATGATGAGAATTATGCGAATTATGCAATCAATAATGATTTTAGGGATAACGCTAATACTCTCATTAGTGATTTTAACAACGCCGGTTATGCGTTTACACTAAGAACCACCGAATACGGTATTTTCAACGTATACCAGCAACTGAGTGACACCGATGAAGTATTGTACATCATCACCAAAAAACAGCCCAAAATCACACGTGATTTTACGTTTGATTATCGACTAGTCGATAATGATTGCATCATGCTCAAACGCTCGGATGACATGACGCAAAAAATATTAAACGCCTACCGCGTCGGGCGGCTACGGTTCGAGACGCCTCAGATCAAGGCGGAATTCAGTATGATACTTGGCGGCTTATTACAGCAATCAGGCATAAGAAAGTGAGGAAGCAATGATGGAAACCTTATTTTACGAAATTCTAGCCGTATTCGTGTTCATCATCGTGGACTATATTACCGGCGTTATCAATGCCGTAATGCACGGCAAACTGTCCAGCACAAAAATGCGCGAAGGACTGGGGCATAAGTTCGCGTATCTTTGCGTGTTTTTTGTCGCATGGTTCATTGATTTTGAAATGGGACACATAGACCTCGGATTCCATACCGCGTTAACACCGCTAGTTACCGTGGGTATTGTACTCATTGAGTTGTCCAGCATCATCGAAAATATCGGCAAAATCAATCCCGAACTGGCACAAGCAAAGTTCATGAAAATATTCACCGACTATCATAAGGAGGATGACAACAATGGCGATACGAACACCACCGGCAGCCGTTGACTACGCGCGGTCAGTCCTCAATGCAGGCTATAACGGGTACTGCCTAGCGCACGTCCAAGACGCCTACGGGGCTGAACCGCGATACGCCAGTGCGATAGCCGCATGGAACGGATGCAGCGAACCACACCCCACAACCGACCTAGCGTCCGCACCATACGGCGCGCCCATATATTTTTCACAACCCGGCAACCCATACGGACACATCGCGCTGCACCTCAATGGTGATATGATGTACACCACCGATAGCAGCGTCGGGCATCCCCACGAAGATAGCATATCCAAGTGGATTCGCCAATATGGATATGTGCCGCTCGGATGGAGCGGCGACATAGAAAACCAAAACATACCAGAATTAGGAGATGATGACATGCCAACCGCAAACGAAATCGCTGAAGCCGTATGGAACTTCAACCAAAACGGCGTCAAAATGCGCGACCGCGTACAGGGTATCGACGGAGCTGCAAACAGCGCGAACAACGAGATCCGCCGCCTGAGTACATGGGACAACAAAACCCATGCGTCCAACATGGGCAATTTGCTCACCGAACAACCCGTGAAATACAACGGTACCACTGCAAAACTCGGGGATAGAATCGGATATATCGACGCGCACACGCATATCATGGACGCGCAAATTACCGCGCTCACCGAGGCCGTGAAAACTCTGGCCGCAAATCAGGGTGTTGACCCGGACAAAATTGCAGCGATTGTAGAGCAGGCCGTAAAAGAAAAACTGGAATCGCTCACCATCACAGTAGAGTGACACCATAGCATGAATAAGCCCCGCAGATTGCGGGGCTTATTTGTTATCAACGAATATCGCACACGCGACAACCACGCGGCTCATACCGCTTATGCAATTCCCACACATGCAACCGAGAAGAACCAACAATAACGCACATAATATCACGCGCCTCCTTAACACTCACACGCTCGGCAATAGGATTATTAATAACATACAAGTCACGCGCCTCACTAGTACGGAAACCATGAACCTTAGTCGGCTCAACCTCCGAGCGCTCAACTACATAATACACCTCAACCACCATCCTTCCCGTTCCTTGGTCGATACTTACACACCACCATGCCCTGAACACAACACGCCAACGGATGCAAAAAACAATAAAAAACTACGCGCTAAAAAAATGGACAAAATACAACGTTTCAGCAAAATGATAATATACGCGCTTAAATTAAGCGATAAAACGACACGCGGAATTAACAACCAAAAGAAG